CTAGATGACGGCCTTCTTTCCGAACACTTCCTTCACCGCCTTATGAAGCGCCTTCCCGCCATCCAGGATGTACAGCTGGGGTTCGGAGGCGTCCAGGCCCCGCTCGATCAGGTAAGCCAGCAGCGCCTTTACGATTTCGCTGTTCTCCGAGCCTCCCTCAACAATCCCCAGAATCCGCTTCCGACCCTCCGTGTCGATCCCCATTGCCGCCACATGCATTACGCGGAAAGTAGCAGGATTTTGGAAGCAGAGTGTAGTCTCCGTCAGAGCAAAGGCTTCAGCCACATTTCGATCCTGATATCCGTTCTAACAGGATTTTCAGAGCACGGCGATTGGTCTAAACTGGAACTTCGTAGACAGGCGTTTCAGAGCCCTCTCAACATTCTCGGTCTTCAACAAGTTCATCGACAGTTGGTACAGGTTCCTCTATTCTTGACGCGGGTTCAACAAACCACGTGATCTGTAGTCAATCAAAGCAATTGGGGAAAGGAAGAGTCACTCAACAGGACGCTTGAAGATGATTTTTTGAAACTTTTGATTCACACCATCGAGGTGAGAGACGGACGAATATGCAACCTCAAATGTTACCAACTCCCATCCCATATTTCCAGAGTGTTAAATGCAGTTTCGTACCATGAATCATCATTTGTAGGTTGTCGCATATCAATTAGGTAATCGCCACTTGCGATAGAGTTCCCTTTAAAAAAAGCCACTGAATGTACCTGCGAATTGCGCCCTCCCAGTCCATTTTCCTCAATATGGTTTTTGAATGTAAGAAACCCATACTCCCACTTCTGCATCTTCAAAGCTCCTTCCTCAAAATCTCTACTGTCCTTGTTTCTATAAATCCACATTATTCTAGTGCGAAAATCACGTTTTGTCAAGCGGTTAACAATATATTGTGGTGACGAGGAGGGAAATCGACTTTCGGCACCCTTAACTTTACTGTCCCCAACAATGAACATATCCTGACCATTTCAGTCGGGCAGAAAATGAAGCAGCCTGCCCTTTCTCGGACTGGCTGTCATTTCACATCGCCTATGAAGTTGTAAACCACCCGGATTTCCTGCTGCTTCTTTCCATCAACCACCACCGCGTCATGGACATAGACCCTTTCGATGAACGCGGCGACGATTTCCGGGGTCAGCGCTTGAATGTCCGTGAATTGTCTGACAAGACTGACGAACTGGTTCGCTCCGTCCGATGATTCCTGCTCCGCTGTGATGAGTTCCATCAGTTCGGCGTTGCGCGCCCGGAGCTTTGCCTGCTCTTCCTCGTAGGCGTTTAGCATCCGGGTAAAGCGCTCCGCAGAAAGCTCGCCGCTGACCTTGGACTCGAACAGGCCGTTGATGATTCGATCAATCTCTTCCAGCCGCTTTAGGATGGTGCCCTGCTCCTTTTTGCTGCGGCGCAAGACGTCTCGGTTGCTGGTGCTGCTTTTTCGTTGTATCGTGTGGATAAATTCCGCTTCATGGTCTTTCGCCATTGAGGTGACTGTCCGCAGATTGTCGAGCACGGCCGCCTCCACAACGCCCCGCTGGATGTAATGCGGCGAACAAAGATGATAGCCCGTATGATAACAGCAGGAGAACGTACCGTTGGTATTTTTCAGACGCGAAGAAAAATGAAAATGCAGCCGGTTCCCGCAATCCGAGCAAAACAGAAACCCGTTCAACGCGCCTTTGTCGTGCATAACGGCTGGTCTGCGCCTGCCTTGCTGTTCCCGTATCCGATGCGCGGTCTGCCAAGTATCTTCATCAACGATGGGCTCCTGCGTGTTGCGCGTGATGATCCAGTCCTCTTTGGGAATGGCCGCATGCTTTTTACTCTTGTAAGAGACCGATTCAGATCGGCAGCTGACGGTGTGACCGGCATAGGCGTAATTGTCGAGAATGCGCAACACCGAGGTGTTACGCCAAACGACGGGAGCATCCTCTATCGTCAGGCGCTTTCCTCGATTTGGGTAGCCTTTGCTCTCTTTGTACTCGCGCGGAGGCAGAAGTCCCTTACGGTTCATTTCCTCCGCAATTTCTGCAGCGCCCATGCCGCCGATGAACAGGGAAAAAACGTCCCGGACGACATCCGCGACTTCTTCATCAATCAACCATTGATTCTTGTCTGTCTCCGACTTCCTGTAACCGTAGGGCGCATATGCCGTCAAATGCTGCCCGGCGGTGGCGCGGGCTTTCATGCTGGCCTTGATTTTCTTTGACACGTCCCGGCAGTACCATTCATTGATAATATTCCGGAACGGCGTAAAATCGCTGGTAGAATCATCCGCGCTGTCCACCCCGTCATTGACGGCGATGAAGCGAATTCCCATTTCCGGGAAACGCATCTCTGTGTAGAGACCAACATTCAGATAATCACGCCCGAAGCGGCTCATGTCCTTGCAGATGACCGTTCCGATCTGCCCGGCCTCGGCATCCGCAATCAGTCTTTTGAAGCCAGGGCGGTCGAAGTTTGCGCCGGAATAGCCGTCATCTATGTAGAAGCGCGTCTGCGTAAATCCATGATCAGACGCATATTTGCTGAGGATCAGCTTCTGCGTGCTGATGCTGTTGGATTCGGCATCGCTGCCATCATCACGAGACAGGCGACAGTACAGGGCGGCTACTTTTGACTGGTCAGCAACTTGATTTTTCACCCAAGCACCTCCTTTGGTTGCTGACCATATTGGCTCTGTTCCGAAGAAATAGCAAGTGATTTTGCCGCGTCTATGTGTCTGAGCAGCAAGCCTTCGATCTTGGTTTCCAGCGTTTCCGTTGCCGCCGAACTGAACTCGGAATTCACGATGACGAGCGTCTTTCCGATTTGCATTTCTGTCCGCATAAAATTTCTCCTGTTCGAGGAGGAACAACCAACGCTCCTCATGCAGTGTGGGATAGAGGGCTATAATCGCTCCCTCTGGTTACCTGCTGACAGGAAGATCGAATATGTGGACACCCATCGCCAAAAATAGAAAAAGCCGCGACCCGGCGTAAAGCCGAACCGCGGTAGTGAAAAACACGATTTTGTCTGTCATTGAAAAAGTGGACGGCCACCTTACCCCTGGCCAATATCCTGTCCGTCCCGGTCATGGAGTTGCTCCAAAACGGTCTTGAGCTTGTCCGGAACCGGTAGTCCAAGATGGGCAGCATTCTCCAGGATAGAAACGCCTTCATTAGATAGATAGAAGCAGATAACAGCAGAACGAAGCGCGCCGCCGGTGCCGATCACCTGCTCATCCACGATGTGCCCAATGCCGACCAGCGCGAAAATCAGGATTTTTCGGAAAATGCCGCGGAAGCCAACCGCGCTGGACAGCGTCCTGTCGGAGATGGCGCACATTACGCCCGTGATGTAGTCGATGCAAGCAAATACCACCAGGGTAATGAGCAGTCCGTCATTGCCGCCCAGATACCAGCCCAGGAACCCGCCTAGTGCAGTAACAAAGATCTGGAGCTTGGTCCAGACCAAATCGATCGTAATGTCTCTCATTCAGATTACCTCCGTGAATTTTTCATTGATCCTCTAACCAGCGTCGCCAAAGCCCGCTGCCCATTTGCCTACTTTCCGCCCGAGCGGAACCACAGTACGTCGTGTCCGGTGCCGTTGGTCGCCGGGTCTGTGTTGATGTGGCTGACATCCGTGTCATCAGCCTTGCCGGGGATACGGCCCGAGCAGGTATACTGGTGCGCATCGTGCTCGTGGCTGGGATTGCGGTTGCCGTGCGTCCCGCCGCCGTTGTCCCGGTAGTACGGGCACCACGTAAACGCGCGCTGCAGCTGCCCGGCGTTGACCTGACTCCAGTGGTGACCCACATAGATACCCGTGGGCTTACCGGACAGGCGGGTGGCCTCGGCCAAGAAAGCGGCGCAGGAAGCATAGGTCAGCGTGGGCGCCTCAATGTCGTAGGTGTAGACCGTGGGGCCATACGGCTCCGCCCAGGCGACCGCCTTCTGCGCTTCTTCCACGCCGCCGGCTGCCGTCGCCGCACGGCCGTACACATACACCCCGAACGGAATGCCGTACTTTACACAGGCAGCGGCGTACTGTTTGAACTTGCCGTCGATATAGACCTCGCCGGTCGCCATCTTGCGGCGGCACGCAACGCGGAGCCAGATGAACGACACGTACTTGGCCAACGTCGCCCAATCGTCCACATCGTCGTAGACCGACAGGTCCAGGATGTATTTCTCGCGTGTTTCCAGCCTGGAATGCTTGGAGCTGACCCAGTGGCGCTTGCCGCAATAGAGGACTGCATGCCAGCCGTCACGGGTCTCCCCGTCGTACATGAGGCCGGTGCCGGGGTACAGCGCGATTTTTCTGGCGAATGTGGTGCCGGGGCCGGTGCGCACGTTCAGAGTGGCTGTAGCGATCACCCACTGGCACATGTAGGATGGCATGGCCTCCGAGCCTGTGCTCGGAGCGCTGTCATCCGGCGTGTCGTCGGGCGCGCTGTCGTCCGGGCTGTCCTCGTCATCGGTGCTAGACACTGCTTCGTTCTTGGCTGCCACCGCCGCGAGGATCGCCTTGACGCAGGTCAAGTCAGCTACGCCGTCCTCCGACAGCCTATGGTCATGCTCGAACGCTTTGACTGCTTTTGCGGTGGCATCTCCATAGTCGCCGTCGACGCCATCCTTGTCCTCACCCCAGCGACCCAGCAGGCTGCCGTAACCGAGCGCTTTGAGCGCCGTCTGCAGCTGCTCCACATCCGCGCCGGAAGCGCCCTTCATCAGCGGTCGCTCGCCCAGGCCGCGGGCGATGTTGACGCCGTCCGACAATACCACCACCGTGTGCCCAGCGGTCTGCGTGACCAGGATGTCGCCGCGCTTCAGGTTGGCGGACGAGTTGACATACTTGCCCTCCGCCAGCTTTGCGAACCGCCCGGTAGCCAACAGCGTCTTGATCATATTACCGGTGCGGAATTTGTCGTCCCATTCGCCAGCCTGAATACCCGCCGCGAAGCAGCAGAACTGTACCGCCTTGGAGCAGTCGCACTCCACCTTCCGGGTAATCTTCTCAACATCCCAGTTAGCCTCCATGCCAGCCTTCAGCAGGGTGGTGCGCTGATACTGGTCGTACCCGATGTTGTCGTTGTCGCAGAGCGCCTCCATGGCGGCGGCAATAACCTCGGCGTCCTTCGGGTCGTTCGGCCGGATCACGAACCATTTCTTCGGGTGTTTGTACCAGGATTTCCTGCCGACCTCGCGGCCGGTCTGGTCCCCGGCCTTGCCTCCATGGGCGCGGCCGTGCTCGTCAATGCTGGCACCGCCAATTACTGAAATCGCCATTTTGTCCTCGTTTCTGCCCAGCCGGGCGTAAATAAATAGAGCGCCACCGGCGCTTGGGAGCGGTATATTAAGGGCCTCGTGCTGTACATCCATCAGATCGCAATGTAGACAAGCGTGAAGTCCGTGGCAGTCGAGCGCGCGGCGTTCCGGGAGATGTTGAACGTGAAGCCAGTCGTCGTATACCCGGTCGTACCGGTGGAATAGGCGTCCAGGCCCGAACCACTTCGGAGGAATCCCACCAGCACCGCCGTGGGGGCCGCGGGCAGCGCGGTGTCGAAGGTCACCGCGTAAGTGTAGTTCGTGTCTGCGGCCCAGGTCGAGCGGGACAGGGAGAAAGTGCCGACCCGAATCCCCAACGCCAGGAGCGTAGCGGTGGGCGCGACGAATACCGGCGCCACCTGAAACGTCGGTGTCTTTTCAAACGTCGCTTCTTCACGGAACTTCGAGTCAATGCCCACGTCAAAAAGGCTCGCCTCGGTCGCCGGCTTTCCGATGGCCATGCCCTCGCCGGACGAATGCAGGTCAAACCAGATCTTCGAGGATGCAAGGTCCACCTCGATGGTCGTGGTGCTGTACTTGTCCGTTAGCGACGCCGACACGACGTATGCTGCAGATGTGATCGCGCCCGCGCCGATGACGCCGGTCACAGTCGCGCTGTACGTCGGGATCGCGCTCATCCCAACCGAGGAGCCATAGGTGCCACCCGCCACTTTGAACTTGATCGTTCCGCCTCTGGTGTTCAGGTTGTTGATGGGCGCAAAAACCACGCTCAGCACGTACTTCATGTAGGTTCCGACGTTCGATGCGACGCCGCCGCTGTCGCAGCGCAGCAGCGTGAACGATGTGATGACCGGCGCGAAGTATTGGTACACGGTCGCAGCCGCGGCATTGGTGTACGTCGCCGTCTGCCCGCGGGAATCGACCACCGTCACTGTCGCGGGCAGCACGCCGTACTGCGCCAGCACGTCCGTCGTGATGATGTTCGTCGCGGACGAGTAGGTTACGCCGCCGATGGACAGTCGGTATTCCACGATGGTCGCGCCATAGACCGACGATGCCGTGACCGTGCATTTCGTCCAGCTGCGGTTTTGCACGTATACGCCAATGGTATCGCCCACGGGGTTCTGCAGCGCAAACGGAGCCGATGAAATAGCGGGGACACAGGACGTCGGCACGTTCATCGGGAACGTCAGTGTGCGCGATGACTGAAAGACGCCGCTCAGATAATTCTCTAGCGTGAGTGTGACGTCGCCCACCATATCGGTCGTGATCTGGCTGGTGAGCGCGGCGTCGGGCGTCCAATTGACTGTCGCCCCTGCCGCAACACCGGTGGCGAGCACGCCGGTCGCCGTCCCAATGGCGTACGACAGGTTGTGCGTCAGCCCGCTGCCCGCGTTCCCGACCGTTAGGGTCGATTGCACGCCGATGGTGAATTGGTCGCCCGGCACGGTAACCGACGAATCCTCGTACTCGATGACCAGCCGCGGCGAAGAGCTGCCCGTCCCGCCGTTGAATTCTGTATAGCTGTTCGAACCGCTGCCGTGCTGTACATGCAGGTACCATGTTCCAGTGTACCCCTGCAGGATGTCCTTGTACGCCGTCAGGCTCCATGATTTCGTGCCGGTTCCAGAGGAAACAGAGAAGTCCGCTTTCCAGTCCTGCGTCCCCTTCGATCCCCACGCGTTTGACGTGCTGCTGCCGAACTGCAGGACGTGCGTCGAGTAACTGTCGGTCCGGTTCATCTTGAACGTGATCGACTTGACCGCCCACGCTGGGTTCAGCGCAGGAAAGCCGACGTAGCCGTAATAGGTGGAAGTTCCGCTCTTGCCAACCTTGAGCGAGGCGGTGGACGAGTTGAACGACGAATCGCCCCACCGCGGACCTGTGCTGGTGGGGATCGTTACTGATGGCATTTATTGATCACGCCTTCCTACAAGTGATGTTCCCGGTCGCTGCCTGATATTCCAGCAAGCCCGCGCCCAGCAGAAGCTTCGGTGATTGAGCGGACGTCCCGATCTGCAGCGTCGGCGACGTGATGGTCTTCAGAACGCCAAAGACGGCCATCAGAACCGCCGCGGCGTCCTTGCCTTTCCAGAATTCCAGCTGCTCCAGCGCAAGGCGCGTCCAAAGATCGCCACCCTTATTGGAGATCGTCAAACCTTCGCCGCCGAACGTCAGGGAACTGGCGATATTGTCCCAGGTGGCCTGTGAAGGCGCTGAAGCGAAGTTGGTCAGCGCCCCGGCCGCGTCCATCAGATCGTTGAAGGCATCGTTGTTGATCGTGCCGTTCTGCAGCGCCTCAATCAAGCCCTGGATCGCCAGATTGTCCACCACGACTTCCCAGCCCGGAAGGGAAGCGCGGTAGACCTTGAGCGCATTGGTGGTAGTGTTCCGCCAGAGCATGCCATCGACCGGGTTCGCTGGCTCGGTCGCCTGCGCGATGATGTCGGTCAGATCCGAAATCGTAAATTGCGCTCGTGCAAGTGCCATTAGGAGGCCTCGCAGGTGAACGTAGTCTTCACAGTCACGTCATCCCCGTCAATGTAGATCACTTTACCGGTGGCGAATGCCGAGCCGCCGTCCAGCGCGTTCCCGTCCTTGTCGCGCCGGTACCAGGTATAGGTCCGGGTGTGCTTGTAGGTCGCGTCCGCTGTCACGTCCACCCATGCGGAACCGGAATAGCGCATTAGCGCCAACTGGGGCGTCGTCGTGGTGATCTTATAGTAGAAATCACCCGTCGCGGGAGAAGCGGGTGCGGTGGCGGAGAAGGTCACCGACTTGAGCGCATCGGTCTCCGCTCCGTTCTGCCAGATCCGGCAGATCAGGCAGGACGTGCCGACGGTGTTTTTGAACACGCTGCCGCCGGTACTTTCAATGGCGGCCTGGTAGTTATCGGTCTTGTCTGTCAGGGTGATCGTGTCGGTGTAGGTCTTGCCGCTGTAGGTCATGGCGCACTGGTAGGCCTGAATCCCGACCACATCCGCGCCGCTGACGCTGAGGGTGGACGCCGTCTGCCCAGAGATCGTCGCCCAGGAGCCCGCGGTGTACTTCTTCCAGACGTATGTGGCACCCGTGGAAATGGCGGTCGCGCCGTCATAGGCGGCGGTTGCCAGGGTCAGCGTGCCCGACTGATTCTGGAACACCGCACCATTGGGCGCGTAAACGGAAAAGACCACCGCGTTCGCGCCCGCCGCGCCCGTAGCGCCGGTATTGATCTTGGACCAGGTGATGGCGAGGGTAGTGCTGACGGGCGAAGTGATCGGCACGGACAACGTGCCCTGCTGCTGCCCAGCCCCACCCAAAGTGGCGTTGGACGCAATGGTCAGGGTGATCGGGATCTCGCTGCTCACGGCACTGCCCACGGCGACCGTCATGCCGGTGGGCACGCCGGTGACAGTGCCCACAGTGGGCGCGACCTTCGTCGTTCCGGTGTAGGCCACCACATTGCAGACGACGCTGGTGGCGGAGACCTGGCCAGAGACATTCCCCGCGAAGGTGACGTTCTCGTTGGTCAGCATGGCGACGGATGCGGACGCGCCGCTTGATCCGCCTGCGCCTGCCGCGCCGTCCGCGACCTTGTACACGCTGGTTGCGTCGCCGATCCCAGCGTCAGATGTTACCGCCCGAATGGTCGCCACATCGCTGACCCAGACTGCATGGGCCGGTTTGACCACCAGTGTCGTGGTGGTGATCACCGTATTGCCGTCGCCGGTGGGGTAGTCCGTCCAGACGCCGGAAGAATTCTTGTACTGCCACTTGGAAAAGGTGACGTTCTGAATGTTCGCGGTCAGCGTGATGGACGCCGGGTTCGGCGTTGGAGATCCGGAGGCATACTTGAACACCTGCTCGCCGGAGATCCAGCAGTTCTTCGCGTTCTGGCCGGTCTTGACCAGCGCAAAGTCAATGGCGGCGGACACAGAGATGGTCTCCCCGGTGTCCGGATCGGTATAGGTCACATAGACGATGTAGGTCAGCGTGCCCGCGGAAATCGAAGCCATCTTGTTCTGGGAGACGGTCAGCACGCCTGAGGTGACCAACTCACCCGTAGTCAGCGCGGTCTCCGATGCGGAGCCCTCCCGGCGCTTCCAGTCAATCGTGATCCCTGCTTGAGTGAGCGGAATCTGCGCCTGATCGGCGTAGGCCACTGGCGTCAGGATGACGTTGCCGGCGGCAATCGACCAGTCTGGGGAGAAGGTCCCCGCGTTGACCTCCTGTACCTGAATGCGCGGCTGATTGGAGTTGATGTAGCAGGACAGCGACTTGCCATCCGCAAGGTCTACGATGCTGATCTGCCCGGTTGCCAATGCGGCCATGGTTATTCCTCCTGTAAAGTGCAATGAAAAACCGCCTGACGCTTGACGTCGGCGGCGGTGACGGTGATTGTCTTGGTTCCCCGGTGCGAGGCGTTCCAGAGAGTGTCGCCATACGTATCTGGACTCGAGCGCGTCCAGGAGAAACGGGAAGCGTCATACTGAGTGGTAAGGTCGGAGGCACCTCGGAGGACTTTTGCGGTTAGCACCGTCTCGAGCACCTCCGGGGTCAACACGCCACCCCGCGAAGCGACAATTGCGAGGGTAATGCCCACCGTCTGCTCAGCAACGCCGATCACGCTGCCGTTGGTGGACAGGTCAATCTCCTCCACCGACTCGGGCTCCAGCTGCGCCGCGGAGATGCTCTCCATGGCGATCTTCCGGCCGGAGATGGTGGAGGGCAGTTGCCAGGAAGCGACAGCGGTCTTGCGCATGTCCTGCCGGACGGAGCCCAGTTCGATGGACCGAAATTTCTCGCCCAGGCAGTCGAACTCGACGCGGTTGACCTCGGTGAGCACGTCGAGCTGGATACCCGGATGTTTCACCCGAACCCGGTCGTAGAGGAACACATCCTCAAGGCTCCGGTACTGGGCATATTCCTCTGTGTCCCCGAGCGACAGGAATTCGACCTTTAGGGACACCTTAGGTAGGTCAGCGTCGTTCGCCAGCGCCGCCAGCGCCTCTCGAATCATGCGCACACGCACCATGGTTTTCGTGACGGTCTTGGTCTCCTTGCACTCGCCGGAGCAGGTGAGCGCCTGCACGTGGGGTGTGGGGTACAGGGAAGCGCGTGGGCTGTCAATCCAGGTCTGATCGGCGGCGATTGTGTACGCGGTGCCGTCCACGTTGTAGCTGCCCGCCGTGAGCAGCAGATCCTTGCCACTTTTGTCCTTTCCTACCGGAACGATCCGGGTGACCACATCGGAGGCGTCCACCTCGCAGGAGACGCCCAGCAGGTTCTTCGTATACTCGATCCGAACGCCCCGGTTGAGCCCCGCGTCCCGGAGCAGGAAGAAGTCGAAGTTGTCGCGCACCAGTTCCGCGCCCCATAGCGCCGCCGCGCCCGTCTCGGGGTCGAGCAGCGCGCTGACGGGATTGACCCGCGTCCAGCCGTCGATCACCCGCTCGCCGCCCACATCGGTAAAGCCGGAAAATAGCGTGGGTACGAGGCAGTTTCCCAAGATGCCTTCAACCGTTGATACACAATCCGTCTGCCCGGCCGGGTGCGAGGTGAGGTTGTTCAGGAGGTCGTAGAAGATATGCCGGGCGTAGGCCGTCACGCCGTCGTCCTGGATCTCTACCCTATAGATACGGAAGAGCTGGTCGGCGACGATCCAGGCGGGGGCGACCGCCTCGATGGCGGCGGGATCGTTCGGCCAGTCTTCTGTCAGCGTGTACTGGATGGCGGACTTCGCGATCCAGCCGTAGTAGGTGTAGGTCTTCCACACCCACTTCCCATGGCGCCGGTACTTCTTTCGTCCGGTGAAGACGCCCTTGTATCGGTTCTCGCCCTTGAAGATGATGGGGATGCTCAGGCCCACCGGCAGGTTCTTCTTGCGCACTTTGTTGCCGGTCGCTTTGTAGTAGAGGTTACGCTGGGTTTTCGTTGTGCCGGTCTTGATGGTCCACACCTCATGCGCGGTGACCAGCATTCCCTCCGGGGTGATGGGCGGCACGGTGCGTACAGGCACGTCACACTTGAGGATGTAGTCATTCTGCAGAAACGCCCAGCGCCCGATCTCATCAATGGGGTGTTCCAACCGGATCTCCGAGAGGTCATTCCGCGCCTCAGTATGCACGCAGGATGTCGCGGAAAGTGTGCCGCAGAGGCCCATGGTGTCGAAGTCCTCGGCGTCCGGGGGGTAGATGTACACCTCGCCCATCAGAGCACCCTCCAGTTGGGGGTGATCGTGATGCGGGACACACTTCCTGTCCAAGAGATGGCAGTCGACCCCACCGGCAGCGTCGGCCAATCGTCCCCGGTCAGGGAACCCGTGAGGTTGATGCCCTCGTTGTACACCAGCCGCTGCGGCACATCGATGGTGATTGAGGACGCGAGGCCAGCGATCCCCAGTGTCACCTCGCCAATCGTCAGGTCGATGTCGCCGGTACCCTCCACCGTGATGATGGGCTCGGCGAAGACGGTGCCCTGGTTCACGATCTGGCTGAAAGATGTCAGCACAATAATTTCCACACCCAGCAGGTATAGAAAGGGTTGGCAGCGAAAGTTCACTATGAACTTTCGCTGCAGACGCCCGCGCACTACCGTCTCGAAGTCGATCTGGTTGTTGACGCGGGCGTAGTAGAACCCTGTGGGGTGGTTCCCGAACATCACGACCCCAGGACCGTGCAGCCAGGCGGAGAACGCGGGGATCGACGCCGGGTTCGGCGCGATGCATTCGCAGGTGGCGATGAACTCGTCATAGACGCAGTCGCCCTCCGTGATGGTCAGCGTGCCGCTACGTCCCGGCACCGCTTGCGTGGTGACGCGCTCTTTGGGCCTGGAGATGGCCGGGTGGGTCAGTACATGGATTCCGTAGTCTGTACATTTCACGCCATTCCAAGCGAACCAGTCGGCCATCCCCATTCACCTCACTTTTCGTGTTATCTGACGCCCATGCCCGCGTACTGGGTTTTGTTGAACTGCGCCAGCTCAATGGCGAGGCTGCGCACGTCCTTCTCATCCCGAACGTAGAGCTTATCCACCTGAACAGTCACGCTCTGGTCCTGATGATAGGTGCGGCGGTTATCATAAGAGGAACTGCCGCCAACACCCACCTGTGCGGCGCCAGTCAGGTATCGGGCGGCGTTTTGGATCACCTTGGCCTGGGCTTTGCTCTCGAGGATCGTGCCCTCGCCGATGCCGCGGACCATCATCCGACCGACTTCGTCGCGGAACACCCTGGACGGCGACTGGATCTTGAGCTTCGCTTTCGCGGCGCGCACGGCGGCTTCGGCTACAATCCGTATCGCGTTCACGACAATGTTCTGGCCGCTCAAGATGCCCGCCGCCATGCCAATCATGGCGTTGAGGCCTATCGGCCTTGTAGTACTGGAGGACAGCCCTGCCCGTAACGCCGAAACAGCCTTTGCCGCCGTCACCCCGGCCGCGGAGCCAAACCCATAGGCCATCATGCCGGCGGCGACGCCTGCCGACAGGTCGATGCCGATCGGGCGTGTCATGGCGGAGGGTGAATGGGTTTGCGCCGCGGTTCGCAGTGCGGTTTCAATAGAAGTGGCGACGGTCGCCGCATCGCCGGTCCAGCCGTAGGTGGTCAACCCGCTCGCGATGCCCGCGGAGATATCGTTGCCCACGCCCAAGTATTCGTCCGCAGTCCGCACGACGGTGAGTAGAGAATTGAGCTGCTCCTGCACCTGCGCTTCAGTGGTCGGATCCAGTGTGCCGCTATTCAGCGCCGCCATGGCTGCCGCGATGGAATCGGAGATCTTCTGGATGTCCGCGCTGTTCAGGCTGGTCAGCTGGTCTAGGATCACCGACTTGCCCTGCTGGGCGGTAAGTTCCTCGCCGGCTGCGGCCAAGTCCTCCACACCCTGCACGAGGCTGGTGATGGAGGTGACTTTGTCTGAGGTGCTGGATTTCAGCCAGTCGGGCAGGAAATTTTCCGGTACTTGCTTGAGCTGGGTGTCCGCAGCATCCACGGCTTCCTTGGTGCCCAGTTTCTGTGTGATGACGACGCCCAGCACCGCATTCCCGTTTTCGTCGGTCATCCCCTCGAGGAAGATGTCCGTAGGGCCAATCCGTTTCAGCACTTCGGGTGTCACTTTGATTGCTGCGCCGTCTGCGCCGAACACCTGGAGTGTTCCATTCGCGTAGGCGGTCTGCAGCGCTTCCGCCCAGCCGGTCTTGAGCCCTACGTCCATCACAACGCTGGGCTTTTTGCCGGGGTTCGCCACATAGAATGCGTCCAATCTCGCCTGGTCCAGGCCCGTGAAATCGAGGCTGGCTGTCCCGGCGAGGGTAAAAGTCTTGTGGGCGTCCACCCAGTCCTTCACGACTTGGCCCTCGGGGGTGATCCCGATGTCCAGCAGTACGCGGTTCGCTTCTGCGTCCGCCGCCCCGAACATGCCTGCCAGACCCTCGAACGTCCCACTGTTGGCCTGAAGGAACGCGGCAACGGTGTCGTACCCGCCGAGCAGATCGCTGGCCTTGATGGGCGCACCTTCGGTGCCCAGATTGAGGTCGCCCAGCCCGCCTTCGTCAAACTGCTTGAGGAGCGCCAGGTAGCTGGCGAGCTTTCCCTCGTCCAGGGAGTCTGTGAATGTTTTCAGCTGCGTTAACTCGTCACCGGTCACGACGCCGTCACTCTGGAAGGTGGCGATCATTTGCCGCAGCTTTTCCATGTCGGCCTGCGCCTGCTGCACTTCCGGGGCCTTGAACGCCTCGGCGGCGTACTGGCCCATCACCTTGTTGTACGCTTCGCGGGCGGCCTTCAGCTGCTCGACGTGCTCCAGGTTCAGCTGGTCAATCGCGTCCTGACGTTCCTTTTCATCCGTTATCGCCTGGATATCTGCGTACTGGTCAGTGTAGGATTGGTTGATGGAATCGACCTGGGCCTTGTACCCGGTGGCGGCTGCGGACAGTGCGTCGCCGTAAAGGTCGGAGCCCGGGGACTGGCCTTCCGCCGCCAGGCGCGCCTTCTCTGCTTCCACTGCCTGGGTGATGCTGTCGTAGCCGCCGCCCTCGCCGGTGATGTATCGTAGCTTGATCTCTACGCGCTCCTGCACAACCTGTTCCAGGCGCTTCTGATCGTCTTCTGTCAGCGTCTTATTCCGCCGCTTTTTGAGTAGCGCCGCGACTTCCTTGTCATACGCCTTCAGCTTTTTAAGGTCGTCGGTTGCGGTCTTGTCGCCTTTGACCCCGTACTTCTCCTGGGTGGCCTGACGTGCTTTGATCGCTTCCCGAACCTCGTCCGACCCGGCGGTAAACTGGTCAATGTACTCGTTCACAGCCGTTTTCGAATCCTTCGTGCCGTCGGACCATACTTTGCGGATGGCGTCCAGCCAGTCCTTCGCAGCGTTAGCACCACTTGCAAACGCCGATTCATCGATGCCGAACCGCGTGAACGGATCGTTGCCGGTATCATAGATGGTCTTCGCTTGGGTCGACTGCCACTCCTGAGCGGTATCGATCATGCCCTTGGTCGCTTCTCTCGCTGCCGCGGCCCCCGAGGCATAGTCGTACCATTTGTACGCGCCATACAACGCGGCGGCGGCGACAGCTGCGATGCCTGCCGGGCCCAGTAGGCCCTTAAGCGCAGAGAGCATCCCTGTCGCGCCGCCTCCGGCTTCCGTTGACGCTAGAAGAAGCTTCCCGAGCGCAGACGATACGGTGCCGATACCGGTGTTGAGCTTACCCACGAGCAGTATTGCAGGCCCAATGGCTGCGATCCAGGCGGCGGTAGAAATCAGCGCCTTGCGCTGGCCTTCGTCCATTTCGGCAAAGCCGTCCAGGAAATCGCCCGCCCCTGCAATCACGTCCTCCATGGTGGGCAGCATCACTTCGCCGAACGTCGCGGCGGTGAGCTGCGCGCGGTTGTTCAGCATCTTCAGCCGGTTGGCCGTGGTGTTGTAGCGCTCCGCTACCCGGGTGGTGATGGCGCTGTTGTCTCGCCAGGCTTTGTTGGCGATGGACTGGGTGGAGTTCAGAAGTTCCGTAGCGTTGACCATGCGGAGCGTGGTATCCCGGAGCCGCACCTCCTTGAACCCGATGTCCTGCAGCGTGGAGATGGCGCTGACGCCCTCATCGTCCATTTTTGCAAGACCTTCGATGAACGCCTGAAATGCTGTCGCGGGATCGGACTTGAAGAGGCGCGCGAATTCGTCGGAGGTCATGCCGGACACCTTCGCGAAGTCCTTCAGCGACTGGCCGCCATTTTCGACCGCCAGCTCCATCTTGATCAGGGCCTTGCTGAACGCCGTGCCGCCCATCTGGGCTTCAATACCCACCGACGAGAGTGCCGTCGCGAACCCGATGATCTGAGGCTCGGTCAGGCCCACCTGCTTGCCCGCGGCCGCAAGGCGCATGGCCATCTCTACAATGCCGGCCTCGGTAGCCGCTGAATTGACGCCCAACTCCAGGACTGCGCTACCCATCCGCTCGAAGTACTCGTTGGTCTGCTTGTCCCCGGTGACGCCCATGATGTTGGCGAGCTTGGCGAGGTTGGTGGCGGCGTCTTCGGCGGAGAGGTCGGTGGACACCGCGCCCAGGTCGGTCATGACAGAGGTGAACCCTTCAATGGCGTGATTGGCGACGCCCAGCTGCCCGGCCGCTTCCGCCACGGCGGCAATCGCCTCGTAATCGGCAGGCTTGACCAGCGTCATCCGCTTGATGGAGGCGTCCAGCGCGGCATACTCGTCCTTCGTCATGCTAACGGTCTTCCGAACCCCGGCGAACGCGTCCTCGAAGTCGATCGCCGACTTGATCGCATAAGCGCCAAGCCCGGCAATGGGCGTGGTCACATAGCGCGTCAGGTCGCGCCCAACCGGCGTGAGCGCCTTGCCCGCAGCGGTCGCGCTCTTGCCGAACGCGGTCAGGCTGTCGCCTGCAGCGCGAAGCGCGGACTTCGCGGCGGTGAGCTGCTTTGACAGCTTGCTCATTTCGGCATTCGTTTCCCGAACGGCGGTTGTGGCGTTATTCAGGTTCGTCCGCGCCTGGGTGTAGTCGTCCGCGGCCTTCTGCATGGCCTTGCCGGTAGCCACGACCTGGCCTTCGAGCTTGGTGACTTCTGCCGATGCCCCTGCATATTCTGCGGTGAGCGATTCGAGATTGGATTCCGCGGCGATCGTGGCGGAATTGGACGCGCCGAGTGTGGTGCGGTAGTGCTCCACCTGCCGGGCGGCCTTCTCCACTTCACCCTTCAGCGCGGCCTGCTTCGTGCGGGTAGATTCCAGAGAGGCGCTGAACTTGTTGTGGTTCGCCACAGAGGACTGCAGTTTTGCATCCGCAGCGGCCAGCGCGCGCTGATACTGCTCGACTGCCTGGCGCTGGCTGGTCAGCTTCTGCCGCAGCGAGCCAATCTGCGAGCCCAGCACACTGGCTGACTTCTCAAAACCTTCCACCCCAGCAGATGCGAGCTTGAACCGGCTCTCCGCTTCGGCGATCTGCTTATTGACGGTCTTGATGTTTCGCGTGAAGTTGTCCGTGCTCAGGGACAGCGAAACAACCAGATCCCGAAGCGTCTCGCTCATGCAAATCCTCCGTTCGGCATAATGAAAAACGCCGCGCTATTGGCGCAGCGGTGATGGATTGTCCGGGTCAGGCCACACTTCGTCAATGAACCTGCGTTTCGGCACTTTCGCAGCATTCGATCGGTTGGCGTCCCACGCGCGAACCTTGAAAAATCCCAACATGTCCATACCGTCGATGTCGTTCATACGCCAACCCGCGCCCAGCAGTTCGTTGTAGGTCGCGTAGATGTAGTCCGGCAGCGTCAGGACGCCGTCTCCCCCTGCGCTGCCGGTGTAGGGAACTCGCCGAGGACATCGGTGGTCTGGGTCTGTACCGCCAGAAGTGCCAACACGACGTCATGCATCAGGCGATCCACAGGATAGTAGTCGTACACATCGTCGGGGCTGAACTGGTTTCCGAACACCAGGCAGAACCACTTCACAAGGACATCGAGCGCCGCTGTTACGGAGGGCTGATCGGCACCGTCTTTCGCTTGTTTGGTGGCCTTTCCTGCCACGACATCCGCGGCAACCGCGGAAAGGCTGGCGTACATGTCCCAGGCCGGGCCCATCTCCCGCAGCGCGCGCCCGGAAATGAAATCCACAGAATACCGATTTTCACCCAGAGTGCAGGTGATCATGATGGGCACCCCCTTCTATTTAATTCAGGTACCAGAAGTGACCACCGGCGTATACACGCTAGTCAGGAATACAGCCGCCTTCTCAGGGGTGAATCCGTTCTGCCCCTCGTCGGCAATCGCCTGATATCGCTTGTCGAAGGTCCGCTTGATGAACGTCCATTCCAGCTTGCCGGTCTGGCGCGTCAGTGTGGTGCCTTCCTTCGTATGGTACTGCTCGGTCATCGGCGCGGCGCGGCCTTTGAAGAGCCAAACGAAGCGGTAGGTTCCATCCGCTTTCTCGCTCTTGAACCCGAGCGCGAAGTAGCCGGGAGTGTCGCCCGCGGCACGGATCAGGACGCCGTTGTCGTCGATGACGTTATTCAGGATCATCTCCTGGATGAGCAGCGGAATGTCCGCCATCTCCATCGTGAGCTTGACCTCCGGATCGGGGTACAGGACAGCAAATTCTGTATCGTCACTGTACTGCACGTCCGCGTCGGCGTTTTCCGGCGAGATCTGCGCGTCAATGGCGCCCGCGAAGTCCTGCAATGTGCCGTAGCTGACGCCTGCATCGGTATCAGAAACGACTGGCGCGATGACGACATTTTTGAGACCCACCGTGCTGGTCACAGCGGGGGAAGCGGTATTGGGCATAGGGATTACCTCCTGTTACTACTGATTTCTGGTGACAGCATCACGAAGCCCGGCTCGGATGATGTCGTAGGACTCATCGGCCTTGGCGTCGTAGGCGGGGCGAACGAAGGGATGTGCCGGGGCAGGAGCCGGGCCGCCGTGCCCGAATTCGAGTGGATTTGCATAAAATGCACCCTCTTCAGAGTGGTGTACGCCAATGGTGATGCTCCGGCCGGTCTTTCGCTTTTTGGCGCGTTCGACCTTGATGGACCGGTGCAGCGCGCCGGTGATGATCTTGGGGTTGGACGACGCATTGGCTTTCATCTGCTGGTGGATCGGGGCAGCGGCCGCCTCCAGGATGCCGTTGCATGTGGGGCCATCCTCGTCCAGCCGCGCGGCCATGGCGGCGAAATCGTTGATCAACTGATCGACGCCATCGAGCTTCATCCTCATGGGGCTACCCCTGCACGCAGGCACCAGGTCCAATGCACATTGTACTGCCGGGTCGCGCTGTCATAGGCGGGCTGATTGTAACCCATATCCGTCTCTTCGACCATGACGAACCCCGCGCTGTACATAGCGCTTCGGATCCCCGTGGCAGTGTCGGTGGGATCCCCGTCACTCCAAAGGCTCAGGTACACGAAAGTTTTGAGGGAGATGACGGTGTCGTCCAGATGGACATCTTCAGTGGTGGTGGTAGCGTACACAGCATACTGCGCGGGCGGGTTCTGCCCTGAAGCGGTGGGCCGCCAGATGCCAGCGTAGACGGGGATATCCAGACCGGAGAGGGCCTGCTGCACCTGCTTCATCAGCTGACCCCCTTCACAATGGACGCTTTGAGGCCCAGATACCTTCGCTTGAACTCGTACTCGCCGAGCGTGGAGATGATCCATCGCGTGCCCCGGAACTTCACCCACATGCCCGGCTGGATGTCCTCACGGAACCGGATAGTGAAGTTGATGACCGCCTCGGCGTTGATGGTGTCGGCAGCGCGGAAGTGCTGGTTTCCGGCGTCCGTAGCGGCGGCCCACACCTTGCAGACCACCACTTCGGTGGGCTCCGGATATCCATTTTCATTGATGGTGTTCTCGGTGTACCCGACCTCCACCAGATGCTTCAGATCTCCCGGATGGGGGTCACTCTCGAAATTCTTGTATCCACGCAAGGCGTATCACCTCAATCAAAAAAACTGCGCCACGTCCCTATGCGGGTAGAGCAGGTTCTCAAACGCCATCCGCATCGCGAGGTATACCTGCTTGTCCGGATTGTCCCGGTTCTCGAAGTAGTGCCCAATCATGAGGAGTACGGCCAGCCGTACAGGCGGCGGCGCGTCCTCCGAAAACGAAACACGGCAGAAATCCTGTGCTGCCAACTGCGCCTGCTCGATCAGGCTCCCGATGTAGGCGTCTTCATCCTCATGCTGGACCCGCAGGTGCGCTTTGACCTCAGGGATCGTCACGATCATTCCCACGGTTTATTCCTCCGACGCTTCCGATGCCATCAGACCCGAGGCTTTCAGGCCCAAGATCAGGGCATTGAATTCTTCCCGCAGTGCGGCCATCGTGGTGGCAGTGCTGGCAGGAATACTGGGTATCTGGGCGCTGATAGGAACGTCAAACAGCCCTTCCGCCCCCTCTACGGTGGCCCCTGGCAAGAAGGTCAGCTTGCCGCCGATCACCCATTCGCCGCCCCCATGCGCATGATAGTTGCGGGTATTGGTTTCCATGGTATCCCTCCTTAAGGAATCGGGGACCGCCCACGTTGGACAGCCCCCGACCAATTAGGCCGATTTCATCTGCAGGCACTTGACTGCTTCCGGCAGGATCAGCTTTCCGTCCACGCGCTGGGAGGCGAGGAAGCCGACCTGGCCGGTCGGCGCGTACAGCTCGTTCAGCCTCTGGAACGTTCGACCTTCCCGGTCCGCTACCCAGTAGTAGCCCAGATCGCCGAACAGGATCGGCTTCGCTGAGGCCACCAGCGTCGGCACGAAAGACGAGGTGTACACCGGGCGGTTCAGAATGGTGTCCGGCGTACCAGCCGTCACCGAAGGCTGCCACATGTAGTCACCGGAGCCGTTCTTCAGCTTCCTGAGCGCCTTCACCGTGGTGTCGTTCATGATGAATACGGAATTCCTGCGGTACGGCGCGCGCAGCGAGTAGAACAGATCCATCACGTCATCAAAGGTGATGGCGGTCGCGCTGGTCGCGGTCACCCCAACCTCTGCGCCGCCCGTGGTGTTCAGAATGCCGGTGGGCTTGCCGGTGCCGTTGCCGATGAAGAACGCTTCCTCCTCGGCAGCGCCGATGCGGCGGGAGAACTCCTTTGCGATGTAGCTGGCGACATTGAACACGCTGTCGTGAAGGAGTTCGTCCGACACCTTGATCATGGTGGCCAGTTTGTACGCGCCGATAGAAATCATGCCGAAGGTGTCGTCGCTCTCGGGGTACTGCGCTTCCTCGTCAATCCACGCAGCGTTGCCCTTGGAGGCGACAACCGGGATCTTCCGGTCGCCGGAGGACGTGGTGATCACATGCGCCAGCTGGCGGAAGATGTTCTGCTCTTCCAGCGCTTCGACCAGCGTACGCTCATACTCATCGGGCGCCAGATAGCCGCCGTGGTCGTCCTGGCCGATCTTCAGCGCGTTCGTGATTTCGTAGGGCACCGCCTTGTCACGCATGACGCGCCAGAAGGCGCTCCGATACTCGTCCGTGGCCTTTCCCGACTTCACGGTTCCGGTCTCCGAAAGGGGCGCTCCGGTCAGCGGCTTCGAAGTGGGTGCGTTCAGTTCGCGGTCGATGACGGCCTGACGCTCCAGCCGGTCGATCTCACGGCCCAGGCTGACCACGTCGGCTTCCATCTTCTCATAGGTGGCGTTGTCCTCGGTGGAGATCATACCGTCGGTGCCGCGCTTGGTGTCCAGAAATGCCTTCGCGGCGTCCCACAGCTTTGCGCGCTTTTCGCGCAGGGCGAGAATCTGATTCATGGGTTTCCCTCCTCAATGATTTAAAAGCGCCAGCCTGTGCTCCAGGTCTGCCGCTTTCACTCGGTTGTCGGGTTTAGGGATCCGGGTTTTCAACTTGTCCAGCAGGCTGTTCGTAACCGCCCGGCGGGAGTAGGTGAAGCTGTTCTCAAGCTTTTCGGGCGCGTCGCCCTCCTGCTGATACATGATCTCGTCACAGAAGCCGAGCTCCAGCGCCATCTTGGGGTTCATCCACGTTTCGCCGTCCATGAGATGACTGAGCCGCACGCGGGAAAGCCCGGTTTTGATCTCGTAGGCGTTGATGATGGACTCTTTCACTTCGTCCAGAAGCTGGATGGTTTTTCGCATCTCCTCGCTGTCGCCCATGGCGACCGTGAGGGGATTATGGATCATCATGATGCTCGTGGGCGACATGCAGACCTTGGTTCCTGCCATGGCGATGACAGAGGCGGCAGACGCGGCAATGCCGTCAATCTTCACTGTGACATCGGAGGGATAGTCCATGAGCATGGTGTAGATCTGAGATGCCGCGATGCAGTCGCCGCCCGGCGAGTTGATTCGAACGGTGATCGGCCCAGTGCCCGACAACAGTTCTGCCTTGAACGCGGCAGGCGTGACGTCATCATCAAACCAGCTTTCTTCCGCGATGACGCCGTCCAAATACAGCGTTCTCTGGCTGTCGTCGTTCGTCGCTTGTCGGTCCGGGACTGACCAATTCCAGAACTTCTTCAATCGGGAATCTCCTTTCTTGCTTCGGTGATGGGGACCATATTGCCGTTACAGAGGTAGGCGAAGCCCCCTTCGTTCTCAGGAATAGGGTTCAGATTCTCGAGTTCGCGGATGTCGTTGGCGCTCATCCAACCGTTCTGCCGGGCGATGGCGTAGCCCTCCATGCGTTCCTTGTAAGCGCCCCGAAGCAGCCCGTCCATGTTGAATCGCACGAAAAAGCGCTCCTTCTCCGTCTTGGAAAAGAGCGCCCGGTTCATGGATTGCTCGATGCGGACCAGCCATGGACGGATGGTATGAACGCCAAATGAGATGGACTGGTGCTCAATGTTGGAAAAGGTCGCATGCTCCAGATCGCCCACCAGATGCGGCGGCACCCGGAAGATTCGGCAGATCTCCGACACCTGAAACTTGCGCGTTTCGAGGAACTGTGCTTCGTTGTTCGGCATGGAGATCCGTTCGAACTTCATGCCTTCTTCTAAAATGGCGACTTTACCGGAGTTCACAGAACCGCCGTGCGCAGCGTTCCAGCTTTCCCGGAGAGCCTTGGGACTCTTCACTGTGTTCGGGTGCGTTAGCACGCCGGAAGGCGTTGCGCCGTTGGCAAAGAACTTGCTGCCGTACTCCTCTGCGGCAATTCCGAGGCCGATCGCGTTCCGCTCCAACGCGATGGGGCTGTAGCCCATGATGCCGTCAAAGCCGAGGCCGGGTACATGCAGCACTTCTTCTGGCGCCAGCTTCACGGTCTTGCCGTCCGTCGTGGTGTAGGTGTAGACAAGCGAACCGTGGCTGTCGCGGTCCACCTCCATGCGATCGGGCAGCAGTGGGTACAACTGCGTGATCTGGTTTCGGCCCGTACGGATGATCTGACAGTAGGCGTTGCCCCAGAGCAGCAGATGCGCGAGCATCACTTCTCGAAGGATGAAGGACGTCATCTCCGCATTGGGCTCATCATGCAGCACCCGATACAGCGGATGCCCCACCGCCTTCACGCTGCCGGAGTCCGTGCTCTCATAGAGATGGAGCGGCAGACTGGCAACGGTTTCGGCGATTACCCGCACACAGGCGTACACCGCGGAAACCTGTATGGCCGTCCGGGCCGTGACGGATTTACCCGAGCCGCTGGAACCGAAGTAGAAGGTGGGCGCAGCGCTGACGTTGTTCTGGGGCTTATCCCTTGAGCGGAATAGCCGGGCTATTGGATTGTTCATATCACGCCTCCGACAAAAAGTTCACATGAAAACGCCCATCGGTGGATGGGCGCTGAAGGACCTTGCGTGTAGGTTCGAATTTTTGCGTTCGTTTTATAACACTTCTTGTGATGCAGCGGCCTGCTCCAATCTTTCAAAAATCTGCAGGCATAAATAGGACAGATATGGAGATGGAGACTTCTTCTGGCCGAAATCCCAAGCTTTCAATTTCAAGTATATCGATTCAGGAATATAGAGGCCGTCCTCATTCTGCTTGTCTTTTATCATGTCTATCATTTTTATGAAGCGCGGGTCATGATGCACGAACCTGTATTTACTTAAAACACCCGCTACACTGACAATATCATACCAACATGACGGGGCCTTCAACTTGCGGAAATCCGTCCCCATATAAAACATGTATGGATGCTGTTCAAGGCTGCCTTCCCACAGGCTTAGTAGCGCCTCCACAGAGGCGGTCGCTGAAGAAGAAGACTGATATTCTGGTATATACGACAACAAGTCGGCCATTATCAGCGTTGCATACGGACAACAATCCTCTCTCCTCCCAGGGCCTCGGAACTTACCCTGTTCCTGAGAAACAGCACATGGAAACCCGTTATCTCTACTGAGCGACACCAGATAGTCAACGCCGGGCTTGATAAATCCAGGGTAATCCACTCCCGCTTTTAGAAGCGCAAGCAATAACAGAGGCGCATCGCACAGACACCAGCTGAACATATCCACGCCTGTTCCGCCGAAATGTTTCGGAACATTGGTCAGCGATTGATATACACCATTGTCATCCCGATGCTTAAGAATTTCATCAATTGCCGCCTTTATTTCTGGAACATCTATATCGAATCCGAGGTCGAGAAGGAATAGTAGCTTATGTATCGGCAAATCCGGATTCTTATGATTTGTTACTGGTTTACCATGAAAGTTCGCAATATCAGCAAGATAGTTTTGAATCCGACCATCAGTCAAAGCCTCGTTTCTTATTTCAATGAGCTCATCCCTCGGCTTGCGGCATACGTGAAGAAAAATTGCATACTTCAGCCAAACATCGCTAAGATCAAAAAGCTTCTGATACTCCATTTTCATTTCCATCCTCCTCTAGATGAAATTCCATGGATACAATGCCGCCTAAAGGTATGTCAAATTCCAGTTTTCCACTGCACATATTGTATCCGACTTATCTTTACAAGTAAAGAGGGTGCATCATTGCGCAAGGAGGTCATAGCGCTAATCCAGGGGAATACACAGACTTGGATTGCCAGATGGAGAAGCGACCACTACAGTCCGCCGCCGGTCTTCCGGTCATGGCAACCTTTGCAGAGGGGTTGCCAGTTTTTTTGATCCCAGAATAATTTATCATCGCCACGGTGCGGGATGATATGGTCGATTACGGTGGCTGGGGTCAGCTTTCCTTGACATTGGCATTTCACACAAAGAGGATGCGCACGCAGATAGCGCTTCCGCGCCGCCTGCCATTTGCCGTTGTATCCACGCGCCGCCGCGCTCTCTCGCACATATAATCCACGATGCTGCTCACAATAGGGCTCTTCACCTAGATTGGGGCAGCCGGGATACCGGCAAGGACGCTTCGGTTTTCTCGGCATGCAAATCCCCCCTATATAGATGAAGAGATCAGATGAAGAGCAGTCCGCGTTCATCATAAACGGAGCCGCCGTTCTGGTTCTTCATCGCCCGATCCAGCGCCATCACCAGCGCGACCGCGCCGTCCACTTTTTCGGTCGACTTTTCCTTGTCGATTTTCAGGTTCCCGGCGGGGTCGGTACGGACAAAGATGTTATCTATGTTCCAGCGAAGCAAGGGATGTCCATCGTGGGTCAGGCTCTTTTCCAGCACCAGACGCATCAGGTCTTTCGTAGGGCTGCTCATGTCCTTAAAGCCCTGGCCGAAGGGGACCATGGTGAACCCATCATCTTCCAGCGCCTGCACCATCATGCTGGCGTTCCACCGGTCGTAGGCGATCTCTCGGATGTTGTACCGTTCGCCCAACTTCATGATGAACTGCTCAATGAACCCGTAATGGACAACGTTGCCCTCGGTGGTTTGGATGAACCCCTGCTTCTCCCACACATCGTACATCACATGATCGCGCCGCACACGAAGCTGCAAGGTTTCCTTTGGCAGCCAGAAGAAGGGCAGCACAACATAAGGTTCGCTCTCATTCTCAGGCGGGAAAACGAGCACCAGCGCCGTCAAGTCACTGGTGCTGGCAAGGTCGAGCCCGGCATAACACACTCTGCCTTCTAGTTGAGATGCCGCGAACTCGCTTTTGCACGCATCCCACTTGTCCATGGGCATCCATCGGACGGATGTGTTCGTCCACTGGCAAAGGTGGAACTGTCGAAATTGGATCTCCTCGGCGGGGTTCTCCTTGGCGCTCTCGCATCGGGCCATGTAGTAGTCCATGTCCACCGTGCGCCCGAGCGAGGGATTGGCCTTACTCCAAACCTTTGGATCCGTCCAGTCCGCGGTGTCCGGAGCGCTGTACAACACCGGGTAGAAGGTGGGGTCGCTCTTGCGCCCCTCCAACAGATCCATCGCCTTGGCGTGCACTTCATAGCAGATGCTGGTCCGGTCGGAACCGGCTGTCGTGATGACGAAGTTCAACGGCTGCTTGCGCGCGGCACCCGCGCCCTTGGTCATGACGTCAAACAGTTTTCGGTTGGGCTGGCCGAGCAATTCATCAAAGATGCAGGCATGGACATTGTAGCCATACTTGGAAGCCACATCACTCGAAAGCGCCTGGTAGATGCTGCGCGTCGGCATGTATACCAGGCGCTTTTGTGATTCCACAATCTTGATGCGCTCCAGAAGGATCGGAGACTGCAACACCATATCTTTCGCCACTTCAAATACGATGCTCGCCTGCTGGCGATCATTGGCGCAGCCGTAGATCTCCGCGCCATCCTCGTTGTCAGCGCAGAGCATGTACAGCGCAATGGCCGCGGCCAGCTCGCTCTTCCCGGCCTTCTTACAGATCTCAACAAATGCCGTGTTGAACTGCCGGTAGCCGTTCTCCTTGACCGTGCCGTAAAGGTCGCGGATGATCTGTTCTTGCCATGGAAAGAGGAGGAACGGCTTACCCGACCAGACGCCCTTGGTGTGCTTCAGGCCTTGGATGAACCCGACAGCGCGGTCCGCGCGGCGCTTGTCGTAACTGGAAGTGGGCAGCATGAAGCGGGTGGGCACGTACACTTGCTTCTTCCCCTGCGCATCCGTACGCGCCTTACCACTCGTCATTTAGCAGCGTCTCCAGCGGATCTTGCGCATCTGCCGTCGGGTCCTGCGGATCCATGCCCAGCGTACAGTGTTCGCGCAGAAAGCGCTCCATCGGGTTGTTTTCAGACACTTCCTTCTGATCCCGGAGCTTCAGGCGGCGATACTTCTGGACGAGAAGTACCCGGGCAAGCGGAGACCAACCAAATTCATAGGTATCCCGCTGGAACTTGCGGGTGCGCTTGAAAAGACAATTCATCTGCTTCTGAGCGTCCTGCCATGCTTTGCCGGTAAACGCCGCAAGTTCGCAAGCCTCGAGCAGTTCTTTGAGACGAAGCTCGATCTTTTCAATGCACTCGATATTCCTGCATGCGTCCGCCAGTTTCGCGCGGTTTTCCTCTGTTTCTGTTCCGAATACGAGCAATACTCTTATGCCCTGGGCGTGCATGGCTTCAATCGCCGGACTCCAGCCGTTCTGTGCGTTTTGCACCATCACTCGCCTCCTTCTCTTGTATCGTCGGGATCATCCTCAAGAAAGTTGCTGCCGCCTTCTACCACAATGGTGTCATCCAGGCTTGACGTCAGGATCTGTTCCATTGGGTCCTTGACGCCCCTGGCGATGCTCAGTGCGTTGGCGATGATCGCCGTGCGGTTGGCCGGAGTCAGCCCGAACTCGGCCGCCAGCGACTTGATCTCCCGCAGCTGATGCGCCGAGATCGCCACATACGGGTTCGGTCGTGCAAAGCCCCGGGGGTCTTTGTAGATAGCGCCGTGTTTGGTGATGAAGTCCTCTGCTTCACGCCACCGGGCGAAAGCGGTACAGTACGCCGCAAATGGCACGGCATCCGCAATTGTCAGCACCCCCATATCAATCAGCGCAGGCGCGAGCCTGCGCCATTCTTTTTTTGCCTCCGGCAACAGGTAATTCGGACAGCGCAGCATTGAGAGGGGCGGCAACGGTTCATAATCGTTCAGCTGCCGCTTGCCGGGGTTGCCTTCCAGCCTCTTCAGCGCCGTGGGTTTCGGCTTTCGGCCTCGCTTCGCCACTTGTCTTCACCTCCTGTCCCGATGCGGAGGCTGACAGCCCGCTAAGATTACGTGCTTTCCTCCATGCCGCCTTTTTCCGGGCGCTCGACTTGTTTTACAAGTTCGCCGAAGGGAAGCTGTCGGCCGTTTCTCTCACAGACGATGCCTGCCTCCCCATAGCTCTGGGCGTACCTGCGAAGAATGACGCTGGCGTACTTGGGGTCCAGCTCCATCATATAGCAGATCCGGTCCGTCTCCTGACAAGCCATGAGCGTTGACCCGCTGCCGCCGAAGAAGTCGATCACGATGCCATTCACAGGGCAGGAGATGCCGATGGGGTAAGCCATGAGTTCCACGGGCTTTGAGGTCGGATGATCGGAGTTCTTTCCCGGTTTACTGAAATTCCAGATGGTGGACTCGCTGCGCCCCGCATACCAGCGATGGGTTCCACCTTTCAGCCAGCCAAACAAGATGGGCTCATGCTTCCACTGGAACGGGGACCGCCCCAGTACCGGCGCGTTCTTTGCCCAGATACATACGCCGCTCAGGTGAAAGCCTGCTTCGATGAACGCCTTCCGGAAAGCCAGCCCCTCAGTATCCGCGTGAAATACATACGCGGAGCCATTCTTGTCCAGGCATTTCACCATGGTTCGGAACGCGGACAGTAGGAATACGTAGAATTCTTCGCCGCCCAGCGCGTCATTCATGATTTTCAGGCCGCCCGAACTTTCGAAGGAAACCCCATACGGCGGATCCGTCGCTACAAGGTTGGCCTTGGCCCCGTTCATGAGGCGCAGTGCATCCTCTTCGCTGGTGGCGTCGCCACAGAGCAGCCGGTGCCTACCCAGCTGCCACACATCGCTTTTCTCCACGAAGGCAGCCTGCTCGAGCGCGGCGGATAGGTCGAAGTCATCTTCTTTCACGTTCTTGTCGTGAACGCTGGAGAAAAGGTCGTCTACCTCGGCCGCGTCAAAGCCTGTGGCGTCAAGGTCGTATCCTGCCGCCTGCAGTTCTTCCAGCAGGCCAACCAGGGCTTCCGGCTCCCATTCGCCGACAGCTTTGTTCAAGGCGATGTTGAGCGCCTTTTCATCGGAGGGGTTTTCTATATGCACCACCACGCAGTCAAGTTCGGTGGCGCCTTCCGCTACTAGGATTTTTTGGCGCTGGTGTCCCCCTACGATATTGCCCGTGACTTCGTTCCAGATGATGGGGTCTACATAGCCGAAATCGTGCAGTGACCGCCGGATCTTTTCATAGGCCGGGTCGCCCGGCTTGAGATCCTTTCGGGGATTGTATTTCGCGGGCTTGAGTTTGTCTACCGGGACGCGCTGGATGTTCATATCCGCCCGCAGCCCCGAGGATAATCCAACGTTCTTCCCTGTGGCCATTCTGGTTCCTCCATAATCAGTTGCTTTTAGCGCTTCAAACGCCTATTTAGGCGCTTTTCCGCGCCGTCATCACGATATTTCTCCAATAAAGGCCCCGAAAACGACCCTGCCCGCGCCCGAAAAAATCGCTCCATATGTGCGAAATTTCCTACGTTTGAGGGCTGCGGTCTCCGGCGAGAGGTTCGTAGAGATTCGATCCCCCCTCCCCGACACACTTCTGCAAAGCGGAGCGCCAAAGTCCACCGGGCGGGTGGGACTTCTCCGAAGCGGAGCACGAAAGTCCACCGGGCTGGTCGGACTTCTCCAAAGCGGAGCGCCAAAGTCCACGGGGCCGGTGGGACTTCTCCGAAGCAAACCCCGAAAGTCCACGGGGCCGGTGGGACTTCTCCGAAGCAAACCCCGAAAGTCCACCACGCCGGTGGGACTTCTCCAAAGCAAACCCCGAAAGTCCACCACGCCCGTCGGACTTCTCCGAAGCGGCGTGCGAAAGCCAGCGGTGTTTTTACCGGGCGGCCGGGCGGGGTTTGGGCGGGCGGTGGCGCGCGCTTCCTCTATAGCGCGTGGGCCGGGCGACGTATCGTAAACGACGCAAAAACGACGGCGTTTGTTATCTTGCGTTTCCGGCCGGGCCGAGCGATGAATGTGTCGCGGCCGCAAACCGGGCCGCCGCCGCGGGCG